CCTCTTCGGGTAGATCTTCTTGGAAGAAGTCATCCGTTAAGGTGTCCAGCAGCTCATCATGAATTTCACTATTAACATCCATATCTTGGGTAGTCTCAGTATTATCTTCAGTCATTTTTAGTTCCCTCTAAAAGTTATTTCTTAGAAGCTTTATTAGTTACAGGTGCAACTTTAGCTTCTAATGTCTTAATTATTTCTTGTGTTGCAAACAGGTCTTGAGCGTACTGTCTAGCACGTCCAGTTCCTGTGTACAGGTTAATGTCTCTAAGTAAAGAGGTCTCTAATTCCTTAAACCTCTTAAGTCCTTTTGTATAATCTTCATTCATCATCCTTCTCCCTTCTCAATTCTTCATTTAAACCAGCTTGAGCAAACTTCACTAGTTCCCTTCTTACATCTTCCAAAGCAATAACAGAAGAGTACAATTTACCTCTTAAGTTACCTTCTTCGGGTGTTGTTTTTGACCAAGCTGATTGATAGCTTTGTTTCACACTATCAAATACAAAGTCAAATGCATCACTCTCTACTATAAGCCTAGATTTGGCTCCTAGTTCGATTATGTCCATTTACTTCTCCTTCTTCATTATCCAATTCCTACGGCTCTTCCTTGACTAGCTTCTAAAGCAACTTCAGCTTTATCCTTAGCAACTTGATGAGCAAACTTCTCTTCATCTAGTTTCATCTTAGCAATCTTAGCTTCAATCTCTACCTTCTGCTTCTCAAGTTCAATCATGACCTTCTGCTCTTCAACAGCAGTAAGTCTTTGATTTTCTTGTTTATCTTGCTCACCTTGTTGCATTACTGCTTGGGCTTGCTGTTGACCTTCTGGTGTACTAGGGTCAACTAAGAAGTCTGGCCAGTTATCAATACCCATAGACTCTAACATTTGTTTAGCAATGTTAAATGGAGCAGCAGGGTTAATAATACCTTTAGATTCAGGTGTCTGATATAAAGCAGGCATAATCTGAGACATAAGAACATTCATATTCTCTTTAGTATTAGTACTACTATTAGAACCAACATCTACATCAACAGTTAGGCTATCAAACGGCTTAAGCATATCAGGTGTCAAGTTATAGTAAGAGTACTTTTGTAATACAGAGTCTGCGTTGTCTAGTATAAGACTGTAGACACCTTTACACATATCGGCAAATCCAGTCTCAGCAAATCTTCTAGCAATATAAGCAATTCTCTTCTGAGATGCTTGTTCAATCATAGCTACTTTATTAGCATCATTACCTGACTTAAATAGGTCAGAGTTAATACCTTGGGCTGTTCTAGACATACCAGTAGCAGTCTCTTTCTCATTGTTCATAAACTCTAGAAGAGAGAATGAAGAAGGGGAGATAGTAGATGGTTGTATCTGTTGTACAGCACTCAATGGGTTACCATTAGTAGGGATGATCTGGTGAGGCTCAGGGCTTTGTAGGGCTCTGAAGTCTACCGTATTAGGATCTGCCAATATTCTACTGTAGTTGGTTAAGTATACATTCTCGATGATACCTCTAGTGATAGCTGTCTTAACCTCAGTAGCTCCCTTAGTGGCATCAGCCATAGAAATACCATAGAAGGCATAAGGGATCTCAATTGGGTTCAAGCAAGCTACAGGGATACTCTTAGCATCTTCCTCTAGAAGGATAGTACTACCGACACTAATAATTCTCTTTAGCTCTGCAATACCATCACCGTCTCTATCTACTCTTAACCAACTCTCGGTTACGTAGACTTCCCTCATAGAGGCATCTTCAGGGTCTTGGTTATTGAAGCCTGCTAAAGAAGTACCGTTAAGTGCTTGTCTAGTATAGTCTTCATTAGTGAAACCGTTTCTAGTACTACCTTCATCAGAGATATCATCTACATTCTCAAAACCCATCTCTCTTAAATCAGAAAGTGTGTATTCTGTTTGAATACCAATGTACTTAGCATCTTGTATAGACACAGAGTCTTTATCAATTAGGAAAGCTTCAGGTGGTATGTTCTCTAAGACAATCTTAGACTTATCAATAGATTTCCTAATCTTTACATAGTTATATGATTCAATCTGTTGAGGTGGGAGCATCCCCTCAGCGTTAGGTTCTTGTTGAACACCTTCTAGCTCTTTAGACACTAGTTCTACAATCTCAATAGAGGGGTCAGAGATAATTGTATCAATCTCTACAGGACTAATATTTTCATACTCTTCAAACTCATACTCAATCTTCTCTTCCCACCTCCAACGAATAGTAGCATTCTTAAATAGGAGAGCTGATTTAATCCAAGTGTTTAATTCTACCCAACCGTTATTCATCTCAAAGATACAGTCGTTAGTAATCTCAGAGGCTAACTTAGCTGCTTGAGACTCCGATGGGTCCTTAGGGTTGAATCTAGCAATCTTACTATTAGATAACATCAGCTCAGAGATGACTGCTAAATATGAGTCAATAATCTCCATTGTATCTGATGTAACGATAGAGGATACACCTGTAGGTGTTAATCTTCCTCTAGGTTGCTGTGTATAGTAATCCATAGCGTCTTCTCTTTGAGAGGACAATTCAGATCCAGATGTAAGGCCACCTGCAGCTTGGTTTACATAAGTATCGATAATGCTAGTCAACTCTTCATCTGTGATTTCGCTTATCTTGCTTTCACCTTTTTTCGCCACTATAATCTCCTATTATATCCAGGACTTCTCTTCTTGTTCAGTCCACATGTTTTCAAAACTTACTTTCTCATTGGTTAACTTATCAGAGTGCGTTCTCCACACTTCTGCTGTAATAGCTAAAGCCATCACTGTATCATCATGAGAACCAGGGATAGCATTAGTCTTCCCTTGTGCATTAGATACATAGTCTTTCATCTCACTAACTATCCTAGCTGAGTAGATAGCAATATCATCATTCTCAACCCAGTTCTTTAGATTACTAATAATAGACTGCTTAGAGGCTTGTGTAGTTCTCCAACCAAGTCTAGTACCTTCTTCTTTAGAAACATTTGCAATCTTAGTTTGAAAGTATAGATTGACATATTTCATTTCTTTTAACTTCTGCAGAGTAGCAATACCCATACTGTTAGACTCAACAGCTACTAGAGCATTGTTGTAGTATCTACCTAAGTAGAATAATAACTGCCCAAAGGCAGCAGGGTCAATACGGTTATCTCTGTATAGAGCAACTACCTCTCTCTCCTTATTAAGGATAGTAGCAACACAATAGTCTTGACCTACACCCATAGCTACGTCAGCACCGATAATGTAATTACTTTCAAAATCAGGGGCTTCCCATATCTCTAGGGGACCATCAGGAGACATCTCCCAAGTGGATAACTCTGTGTCTAAGTACCTCTTAGTCTTAGCAGGTTTTACTTCTAGTTTATTTAGTTTCTCACCATCGAATACACTATTACCAGAAACAATAAATGCTTCTTCGGCAGTAGCAGGATACTCTTGTCTAAACTTCAGTTCACCTGATTCGGCAACCTTAAGTCTTCTCCAATAGATCTGGTCGATAGTTAAATCAAACTTCTCTATTATATCCTTTTCTTCTGTTTCTAGCTCTAGACCCTCAGGGGCCTTAGTACTATATTCATTGGTCAAAAACCACGGTAGGAATATAGCTACGTAGTCAGTATCTCCATTTATAGTAGACTTCCATAGTCTATGAAAGGCACCAGTGGCACCATTCGCTGTGGACTCTAATATAATCTCTGTGCCGTCCGAAGATGAAACACCTTGGAATAAACCTGCCAAGATCTTCTCATCATGTTGCCAAAAGGCACACTCGGAAGCGTGTAGGATGGTAGGGGTAGTTCCTCTACCTGCCTCTGCAGAACCTGCAGTATATAGGCGATAGCCTGAGTCATTGTGAGCGAACTTAATCTCTTTTGCATTCGACTTCACTAACTCAGGTCTTACACTGTCAGGCATCTCATCAATATAATTCTTAGACATTGTGAACAGGGCATCTGATGTAGCACTGTCATGTGCAATCACAACCGATCTTGTGTTGGGAGTGTAGAAAGTCTTCCAAAAGACTCTCCCAGCAGTATAGGTTGAAATACCTTGTTGTCTAGCTTTTAATATAAGAGCCCTGACCTTACCTGTTTCCTTGAGTTGTTTGCTCACAGCTGCATCAATATTCTTCTGTGCTTCATTGAACTCAAAGGGAACGTAGCCTGCTGAAGCATCCTTGGTAATAATACGTAGGTTGTCCTCAGCAAATTCTTTAAAACTTTCTATATACTTCTTATCTTTCTCTCTCTTAAGAAGCTCTCTCTTTAACTCTAACTGTCTATATTTAGACTCTTTTGTATCCTTAGATAATAACATATTAGACTCCTTCAAATCTCTTATTTACTTCTTATTTGCAGCCTCTCTCTTGAAAGCTGCTTTCATAGTCTCTATAGCTTCCCCAATTTCCTTGTCGAATTGTGTGGTATCGTCAGTAGCTTTGGAAATATCTTTAGCAGCACCTTTCTCTGCAGCCTTGAGCTCTTTAAGTCTCTTCCTCTCTGCAGCCAGTTGTTTCTTTCTCTTTATAGCGTTCTTCTGTTTGGTAGTGAGTTCTTTCTTAACTTCATCTTTACCGATCACGTCAGCCTCGAAACCCCTCTTAGGTACCTCTAGTTCGTCTACATCCGTAGCCTTCTTAACATCACCTTTAAAGTTCCCTAATGCATCTACATCCGCACTCTTTGCAGTTCTCTCAGCACCTTTACCTGATCTTTTCTTCAGTGCTTCTAATGCTGCCTTTGCTGTTGCCGCCTTTTGAGCCGCTGATGTTATACTACCTATTCCCATATCATTCTCCGTTGCCCCTTATAGGGGTCTTCTTTGTTTTAATTAGGTGGTGGGATTCGTAGACATAGCCCACCGTCTATTGAAGGAGTGTCTACGAATCTTGTTCGTTAACCAATCTAAGATTAACTTCCTCTAGTTCCTTATCAATGTCATCTACTGACATCTCACTTACTTCCACTGTACGCTGTTCTACTTCTCTACGACTCAACTTAGGAGTCTCGAACTCAGCAACAATCGCAGCAGTCTTAAGAGCACCATCTAGGTCCTCATGAGCCAACTGGGACAACATAACAGCTTTCATTACTTCTAAAGCAGGAGGAGCATCAGCACCTTGCTTAGAGAAGGCCTCTACAGCCTTCTTTACTTTGTTGGTTAGCATCCTACTCTCTACAGAGCGTACTTGCATCTCCTTAGCATTAACTGCACTAAACTTCTTACCCTTACACATCATATTACCATTGACAGTCTCATACCATCTATCGGGGTCATATTTGACTCCTTTAGAGGATGTGGCTGTTAGGTTATCTTTATCTCCGTACGACATACACTACTCCTTCTTATTTAAAACTGATTGAAGCTCTTTCCAGAAGTCAAACTGCTGAGGTTCGTATTCATACTTAGCTCCTCTACTAAGTTCTGGTGCCTTATACCCTGACTCTTGTACTAACTCATTAGGTTTGTACTTATTAGGGTAGGTATGGATGTCATACTTAGCTTCTTGAGACTTATACATAGGAGGAATTTCAGGACCTTGCATTACCTCTTTAGTGCCTTGATTCTCCTTACCGTATAAGCCCATTTGGCCCTCTTTAGGTTGTGTAAATAACACATTATCACCAGTAGTAGCTCTGATGAATTCGTCCTGGTCATTGCCGTACTTAGCTGGTGCTCTTAGATAAGCTCTTAGGGATGGCTTTTTAACATCAGGGAAATATCGATCCCAATGTTGCCATCTGAAGATATCCATAGGAGTATCACTGCCCATCTTATGAGCTATCCTAGGTAAGTAACTCTCACCTAGTTTATCAGTTACTTTCTTTACCTTCTTAGCTGCATGCCTTTGGGCTGCTCCTGTTAAACTTCCTATTCCCATAACAAACTCCTATTTCTTAATTTGCTTTACTTTTTTATATCTCTTAACACTACCTTGTAGTAAAGATTCCCTGGCAAGGTCTCTACCCTTTTTGTCTCTAACCGCTTGTTCAATTTGTCTCATTACATTCTCTGAGTATCCTGTTCCTTCGGCTGATCCTCTTAATACTCTTCTATCAAAAGAAAAGGCTGCCTTAGCTTCCTCATCAAAGTTCATAAAATCATCTACACCTATATGCAACTTAGCTAGTTTACCTTTCACATTGAAGGCTATTCTATCCCCTTCGTTCCCTGGGTAGTTGTCTTTAAAGTGCTTCACAAACTTAGAGTTTTTCTTAGTATCATCTATTGGTCTAAATAGGAACTCCAAATCGTCACCCATTGTTGCACTGTTTTTATCTACCCCTCTAATCATCTTATTGAGTTGTTTAACACTTACACCATTGTCGTGCATCCTACTATTTAGTGTTTTCTTTGGTAGACCTCTTGAACCTAAGACACCTAATGTTAGTTCTGATAGGTCTTCTTGGACTGGTCCGAAAAGATGATTGTATATAGGGGACCCATTTTGGTTATTGTAGATCTCCTGTAGTTCATCTGCATTGATCTTGATTTTACTATCTCTCTGCAAACGACTTATACGATCTGATATAGCCTTCTCTGGGATATTCGTCTTAGATTCAATGGCTCTTACGACATCAGATCTAGCAGGTTTAGTGCTCTCTATCTGTTTGATGTTGTACTTCTTAATGTCAGCAGCGGTAGGGTTGTAAAGTACCTGTTTGTTACCCTCCCCTACCCATCCACCAGGTGCTAGTTTTTGATTAGAGGTTGTCCCTGTTCCTAATGTTGTTTTAAGGAAATCGGGACTTATTGGGACCCCTGTCTTCTTATCTTGTAGCAATAATCTAGTGCTGGATATTGCATCTCCCTGTTTGACATTCAGAAGTTTTGGGTCTCCGAGGAGGTTATCTGGGAGCTTATTGGGGTTAGGTTGTGTGAGAATATCAGCATTTTCCTTAAGCATTTCACCTAGCTTATTAAAGTCTATGTCGCTGCTATTTGCTACACCATTTATCTTACTATACCTCGCACTTTTACCACCTTTACCAGGTTTAGTTATAAAATTACCAATACCCATACTATGTCTCCTTTAAAAGTAAGAAAAACTCTCTCAGTTTTATAAGGAGTCTCTATTGGTGAGCCAACCTTGGTATATAAAATATATATGGGTATTTTTTAGGCTTAAGAAACCTCTATAAATTAACCAACTACCCCACCTTCTGTTAAAGCAAGACTGATTAGGGGTGTTAATATTTGAGTACCGTGAAAGTTTTGGACACCCCTTCAAACGCCCACAATAGCCCATATCGGAGCCTTTATCAACACCCACACCATACCACACCACACTAACAAAGATCCAAGCATGGGCAAATATGAGACCATTGATACCGAGCTCCATATCGGCCCGTATAGGCACGATAATAATAAAGTGATACCATTGGTAGGGGTAGACTACATTAGTCCAAGGTAGACCCACTCATGCTGCCGAGGGGCTATTGTGGGTCTATGGTGGGCTATGGTGGACTATTGCGGGTTATGTGCGAAA